ACTCACTGACCACTGGCCCGAATCACCTGACCTTCGATCAGGTCGGCGACCTGTACGACGCTGGTCGCGCGGCGAACGAAGACGTCTCCCCCTGCGAGTGCTGGCACGCGGGATACGGCGAGGAATACGAGTACGATTACCAGTACTCGTGGCCGGAGGTGGACTCCCGGGAGTATCAGCACCCCGAGGAGTTCGAGGCCGGAGCCCGTGCCCGGTTTGAGCAAGAGAACGACCTGTAAGAACTTGACGGGACTCCTTCGGGGGTCCATACTTCTCTTATGACGAACTCCGATTGCATCTTCTGCAAGATCGTGAAAGGCGAAGCTCCCGCGAAGGTCGTAGCGCAGTGGCCCGACGCGATCGCCATCGTACCCCTGAACCCCGTCACCCCCGGGCACACACTCGTGATTCCCCGGCAGCATGTGCGAGACGCGGTCGATCGTCCCCGACTGACCGCCGTAACAATGTGGCGAGCGTCAATGCTAGCTGGATCGCTCACGGAGCAGTGCAACCTGATCACTTCGGTCGGCCCTCTCGCTACGCAGACCGTTTTTCACCTACACATCCACATCGTCCCCCGACGAGGGGATGACGGCCTTCACCTTCCGTGGACCGGGCAGGGTTGACCCTAGACACGCGAAAAGCCCCCCAGCATCAACGCTGAGGGGCTATCGTGTTTCTCCGGGGTCCTCGTACCGGAAGACGGCTGAGAGGCCGTCAGCGGCCGAATCAGGCCGTGTAGTCGTTCTTCGGAGCGACCAGGGTCCCGAGAGACGTCAAGACACCCGCGACGGTTGTCGCGGTAGCCACATCCAGGTGGAGGCCGAGTGCCTCCACCACGATCATCACCGCGCCAGCGGTAACCGCACCGAGTGCGGCACCGATGAGCTTCCGATAACGAGCCATCACTTCACCACTGCCTTCTTGATCTCGTCCACCGCCGGGCGGACCCCATCGGTGTTGTTCGCGAAGTACCCCAGGACATCACGCAAGGTGATGGTCTTCGGGGCCTTCGGGTCGGCATCCTGGTAAGGGCCGACGCGGTTCACGGGGGTATCCAAGACAGCGTCCCTCGTGGCCTTGACGATGGCGTTGAAGGCATCGCCACCCGGGGTGTAGTTCGGTCCGCCGAAGAACCCATCGAACAGACGAGCCAAAGCATTGTGCTCATCGGGGGTCAATTCATTGTCCTCTCCTCTGGCCAGAGCCTGAGCTCTGGGGATGATCTCGTTCAGGAGCTGGGTGATCCGCCGGTCACCCGGGCAGATCTTCCCCTGAGAGGTGGACCACACCTCACCACCGGGGACCCGTCCGCCGTAGGCGAAGCCCGCCCAGTTACCGTCGATCCCCTGACGGTGGTACGCGATACCCCGAGATCCCGGACGGGAGTCCGGGCAGGGAACGAGGGGGATGCCGTGTACCTGGTTCGCCCAGACGAGGATCCGAGCGATCGACTCCTTCTGAGCTTCGGTGAACCCCGGTACGTTCGGACTGGACCACGAGCCGAATTCCGCGCCGTGGTCCTCGTTCTCGATAGCGATCACCCGGTAATTCCCGTAGTAGTTCGCCGCGCTCTGAACCGAGGTATCCCGGTGCTGCCAGATCTTCCCGTATCGATCAGTGGAGAAATGAGCAGCGGGAGCCGGAGCGTATCCCACGATCGTATGGACGCATACGATATCGTACCGAGCCATACTCAGGTGGGAATTGCCGTCGTTCGCGGGGAGCCAATCGACTCCCGGCATGCGTGCCATTCTACTCCTCGTGTCTCTTGTCTGTTCTGAAGAACAGGGCGACCCTCCACCAGATCACTGCGGTGAGCGCCAGGAGGATCCCGAAAGAGAGAATCCCCCGTCCGGGGAAATCCCCGAACACCGGGCGGAGCACGACCAGGGTCAACGAGAGACCCACCACCGTCGAGTAGAAGAAGAGGTGAGTACCCATTTCGGTCTTCCACCACGGCCGGAGAATGCCGTAGAGGAAGGGGAAGATGACCGAACCAGCCCAGGCGATCAGAGTCACCACGAGGTAAACGGTCTGCCAGAACGGGGATAGCTGACTCATCTCGCCCCCTGCATGGCTCTTAGCATGAGCTCCGCCAGATGGTTCTCCTCGCGGATCTTGCGGAGCTTCGAGTGGGATTCCGTACTGGTATCCCTGATCGACTTCATCTCTTCGAGCTGAGCGGTACCAGAGAGATTCGAAATCTCAGCGGCTTCCCGGTGCTCTTCCAGTGTCTTAGTCACGGACTCGTCCTCAGTCGGTTTCATCAGGCTCAGCTTTCGCCAGAGCTTCTCAAGGACCATCGTGTCCCCCGACCGATTGATGTCCCACTGCTTGTTTCAACGCCTCGACGAGAGCGACAACAGTTTTCCCGTTCTCAGCAAGTTCACGGAGCATAGGGGTAAGCTCGAGGAGAGCTTGATCCCGCTTCTCCGCCGCATCCTTCCAGAGTCCGATGATCTGGAGAGATTCGGCCAAGCGCTCGTCCCGGTCTCTTCGAACGTCTTCGACGACAGATCGAGGAACGATCTTCCCCTTGAAGAGCGCGTATACGACATACAAGAGAGCAGAGAGGAGAACCCCGACCAGCCCCCATTGCAAGGGCAGCGAGGGGATAACCGGTGGCATAGCTCCTCCAGAATCAGGTCAGGCCTGCTGTGACGCCGACGTTCGAACCGGCTCCGAGCTCCCAGATCATGAGGTCCGTAGTACGGAGACCGTCTCCCGCGAAGAGAGTGCAGTTCCCCGATCCGGTATCGCGAGTGAAGCTCAGGAGGAATGATCCGGTCCCATTGGCGCCCGGGGCGTAGACCGAGGCCCAGTGACGGGGAATCTTCGGGACAGCGAGGGCGGTAGTACTCAGAACGGTACCGCTCGCCGTAGTGGCGACACCCGCAGTGTTCAACTGGATCTGAGTCTTGATGTTGTCCGTGGTCACCGTGGAGTCCGGGTGAACCGCGTATTCGATCAGGTACAGACTCCCACTGACGAGGGAGACCCCATCGACTCGTAGGACCGGCTGGTACGCCGTACTCGCCGCCGTAGGGGAGATCGTGGTTCGCTGACCCCACTTGACCAAACGAGCCTTCTGGACGAGAACACTGGTCAGTGCTGCGACCTGGGTGTTCAGAGCGTTGTCGACGTCCGTCGCAAGGTTCCCGATATCCAGCGGCACGTTCGCCGCATTGGAGGTAGTGGGGTACCTCAGCGCGAAGACGGGAGTAGTAGGCACCTAAGCTCCTTAGAGAGGAATCACGGTCAGGTAGACTCCGGCGATATCCACTCCGTATCCCGGTGAATCGTCTTGAACAGCCATCATCGTTTTGAATACGTTCAGGCCCGGAGCGTGGCCCTTCTCGGGTGTGGCGAGATAGTTGATCGTGATCGCGGTGGCTAGGCTATTGTTCACATCACTAGCCGGGTCCACCGTGAAGGCGATCAGGTCGGCACTGTCAACCGCTCCCGCTCCCATAGGAACGACCGTCCCATTGGGGAACGTCAATTCCAATCCGAAGAAGGTCGCCACATACGAATAAGCGGTGAGTCGGAGGGACGCTGTCACCAGAGCTCTAGCTGACGCTCCGAGATACGCGGAGATCGTCTGGCCGCCCGCTGGGTAGAACGGAGTGGGGTTGTGCGTGTAGTGCGCTTCGTCCGCAGCGAACCCCGAGAGAACCCCGGAGCTCGAACCCCCTCCGACACTGGCGACCTTTCCGAGGATGAAGTACTGCGTTTGCTTCCGGAGAATGACGACCGTCTCACCGGCTGCGTAAGATACTCCGATACCCGTTCGCAGAGTCCGGAGGTTCGGGAGCTGCACGCCATTGATCTCTACGATATTCGCCCCGGTCTGAATGTTCCACGATCGGATAATCCCGGTGTGGAAGCCGGAGTCATCCGGCCCCTGAGGCCCCTTAAGAGCGGTTCCCACGAGATCCGAGATGTCATCAGGCGCAGCCATCGGGACTCCTAAGTCAGGAACTTCTTACGGGTGTTGATGTTCATATTCCCGGCAGCGGACATCGCGTAGGTGATCGTGTCGACCACGTGGATCTCCGCTATGCGGTTATCGTCGTAGGTGACCTTCAGGACGTCCCACCCCTCTAGAGCGGGGTTCGGCACAACCCCGAGGCTGACCACGTAGGGCAGGCCCGTAGAGGACCCCAGAAGGCTCTGTGCGGCTGATTGGCACTGAGCCTCGGTCTGGAGGAAGGAGGACGAGAAGAAACGCGGTACAGAGCCGAATGGCCCGTTGTAATACGTTGGGCTGGTCGTCACCAGATCGAAGGCGACAGCTCGGACCGGGGGTTGGTCACCGACCGGCTCCCCGGTGGCTACAACAGCGTTGTAGACCCCATCACGATCCAACCGTCGGGACATCGAACAGAGGACACCCTTCCGCCCCACGCGGATCTCGTAAGCCGGAGAGTAGGGATCGGCCACGGGAATCTGCTTGACGACGAACCGCCCCTTGTAGTCGAAGTACATCACCCGGCCGTAGGCCGTGACGATGTCCGTCAGGAACTTGATCCGATCATCTTCCAGGATGTGATCCGCTCCGAGAGTGATGGAGTAAGGATCCCAGTCCGGATAGACCGTAGTCGCTCCGGGTATCGCTCCCTGAACCACACCATCGATCACGGACCCCACTGTCGAGGTACTCCCGTAGAATACGGGAGCGAGGGGGCGAGCGTCTCGCAGCATCGACATCCGGTCTTCACCGGAGATCCGGAGGTTTCCCCGGGGAGCGTTACCCTGCTCCACCGAGTTGATTCGGAAATAGCCTAGGCCGACGTACTCCCGAATCCCATTCCCGTATTCGATTCCCCGTTCGATGAAGAGCTCCTGGCCGTAGGGAGCTCCCGTCGAACTGGCAGTGTACGGCCAATCGAGGGATACGGTCAGATCACACGAGGCGTTCACGTCGGAGTTCACGTCGAACGTAACGTCCCCCTCGACGATGGGGACATCGACTCCGTTTACGGGGCTCGTCGTAGTCTGAAGGCCGGACACCACCCGAGCCCGGAACACGGCCTTGTGCGAGCCCGGGATGGTGTCGAGGAAGGTTTGGGAAACCGGCCTCATGGCACGATCACCTCACCTGTTGAGATATTGTCGAGGAGATCCGAGTAGTCCACGTTCCCCGAGAGGACCGCCGCGTAGTCGACGTAATTCGCCAGGACATCGGCGTACGTGTACGTGGCTCCCGCCACCGAAGCACTAGGAGCAGCGCATTCCGTGATCGGGATCTCCAAGGTGTACGAGGCCGTCCCGTTCGAGTCTTCCTCGATCGAGTAGTCCCCGGTAATCACGAAGTACAACGTGGGCAACTGGGAGACCGATGGGGTCTCCAGGTACATAGGCTCCCCAGTGACGAAGACCTGATCCAACGCGTACATCTGGGCGTAGCCCGAGATATCCAGTCGGAGAGTCAACTGCCTGGATCCGACCACGTCCGTAACGACCACCGGGAGATTCCTCCCGAGAACGGGGAAGACCCCAGTTCGAGAGGTCCGCGTGATCGCCTGGGTGAGCGGTAGCGGTTCGATGAACCTATTCAAGGCAGGACGCTGGGGATTCTTGATCCGGAATCGGGTCACGGTCGGAGTGACCGTGGTGGTGTCCTGATCTAGAACGGTCAGCTTGTCGAAGGTAACCGCGCCACCCCGGGAGATCGCAGCGGCTCCCCCGGTCACCGTAAGGGTGAAGATCGAAGAGCTACCCGTGGTAGTCCGAACGATGCCCGTCGAGAAGATCGAGGAATCGTTACCCGTGGTGGTGCTCACGCCACCCGCGTTCGCCATCGGCGACCCGGAGAAGGTGGTGTAGTCGTCTTGCTTCCACGCGTAGCGAATCGTGAATCCGATCGCCCTGTAGTTGATGAGCGGGGTATCCACGTTTTGCGCGGAGCCATTCAAGAGCGGGGTAGCCACGTTGAACGGATTGGGATCCGCGTTCCGAATGGCGAAGATGTACGCCGTGGTGTCCTCGTTCGCCGCCCCGCCGTTGAAGGTCACGGTGGGAGCCGAGATACCGGACACCCAGGGCTTGACCGCGAGAAGCATGTTCCCCACGTTGGTGATGGCCGTCCACCCGGTGGGGACGTTCACCGTGCCGGTACCCGAGTTCCGGATAGCGGCGTGGAGAACCAGGAGGTCGCCCTTCTGAATACTAGCCGGGAGACCCGGGGTAACCGACGCATTGACTGCGGATGCGCCGGTACCCTGGGCGATCAGAGTCGGGTCAGCCGAGTTCAACGTAGTGACCCGATAGGTGTTCAGCGTGTTCGGCTTGAACTCGTAATCATCGAGAGCAGCCGCCCCGGCGGTGAGCGGGACAGCGCTCCCCCCTCGTACCGTGGTCCACGTGATGCCATCCGTAGATCGTTCGATCTTCGCCGAAGTGGCCCACGTAGAGTACCCCGAGAGGGTCAGTCGGACCCTCCCGAGTTCCTCGGTGTCATCGTAGGTAGCGGCTACAGTCACGGGCTTACCCCTCCTACGATTTTCCTACGAGAGCTTCGATTCGATTCGCCGATTTCCGTCTGGACGAAATTCTGGAGAAGCTCCCGGTTCAGATCGATGTTGACGAATACCGGAGTAGGATCGAAAGAATCGGCCAGAAGTGAAGCACTCGCTTGAATGCTCCCCGAGAAGGCTCCCGGGCTAACCGCTGCACTGATCAGATCCGTAGTCTGCCCCAGGACGCTCTCCACAGAGCTGAGACCGCCCTTCAAGCCGACCACGAGACCATCGATGATGGCTTCACCGGTTGGGGTGAGGAGCTTCTTGTCTAGGGACATCGGCCCCTTCCAGACGGGGATCATCGTGGTCAGCGTGAACAGGACGGATCGAACAGCGTCGAACCTGGCCTTCACACCCGAGATGAACGATTCCACCGTGGCGGTACCCTGCCCGTAGAGGGAGATACCGTTCATCACTCCGCGAACGACACCCGCGATGCCCGTGGTCGCATTGCTCACGGCCGGGGCTCCGGCTGAGATACCCCCGCCCAGAGACTCGGCGATCTTCCTGCCGGACTCTTCGAATGCGGGGAGCTTCAAGCCGAGGAGGACGAACACCCGATCGATGACGGCTGCTGCCTGACGAGCCATTTGCTCGCCGGTGGAGGCAATGCCATCGCCCAGAGCATTCGTGATCGCGGCCCCGTCTTCCTTCGCCTGCTGCCTAGGTGGCAGTCCGAGGGTCTCTCGAATCAGATCATTGATCTGGTTGAGGGCACCCTTCAAGGTCGGGAACATGTTCTGAATACCGTCGACGAATCGCCTGATCACGTTATTGGCAGCGGTAGTCGCTCCCGGGAGATTCGAGAACTGCGCGAAGACGGAATCGATGCTGTTTCGGATAGTATCCCCGAGCCTCGGGAACTCCTTTCGGACTTCGCCGTTCATCAGGGTGACGATGTTCCGAACCAGGGCACCGGGATCCGTGAACGCCTGACCGATGGTGTCGCCCAGGTGGACGAATCCGTCGATGGCCTTCGCGACAGCGGTGACGAGGAATCCGAGCACCTTAGCCAGTGCTTCGATTACCGGGGCCAACGCATCGAGAATCTTCGCCAGAGCGGGGAGGACCGTCTGAGCGAGCTCCACCAGAGGATCGAGCAACGGAGTCAGTGCGTCGAGGATCTTGACGAGGGGCTTCGCCAGAGGGATAGCCGCTTCGAGGATCTTCCCGAGTGCCTCAGCGAACTTGACCACTACGGGAACCAGCTGGGGGAGAATGTCCTTCAGGGTCTTCCCGATGGTCTCCGCCACACCCTCGATGATCGGGCCGAGGGCCTCTAGAATCTTACCGAGGGAATCCGCGAGGATCTTCGCCAACTCCCCGATGATGGGGAGTAGCGGCTCCAATGCCTTCAGGAAGACGTGGAAAGATCCGCTGAGGTCCTTGATAATCTTGAAGACCTCAGTGAGGGTGTCCTGACCCTTGAAAGACTCCGTGAAGGTGCGGAACTTACTCGCTGCCTTCTCCAGAATATTCAGAAATCCACCGGACTCGCCGGACGCCTTGCGGAAGATGTTCGCGATGCCCACACCGAAATCCCGGAGGATCCGGCCGAACTGCTTAGCCTTCTCGATCCCGTTCTCGAAGAACTTCGTTAGCTCTCCGCTGGCCGACTTGTTCTGGATGAAGTTCGAGAACTTCGTAGCGACATCCGCGAATCCCTGACCGAGCTTCGGGAGGAGAGCTGTAGCCGAGTGGATGATGTTCACTATCGCGGAGAGAATCGGCTTTATCGCTCCGCTCGCGTTGCGGAATCCGTCCGAGACGTTCTTCCCGATATCACTCAGGGAGCCGAGCGTGGTCGGGTCCTTGAGGAACTTCAGGGACTCCTTCAGAATCCCATTGAACGTAGAGCCGATCTCCAGAGCGGGACCCTTGAAGATCCCTATCAACTGATGACCTGTTTGCTGAGCGGACTTCGCGAGATCGGCGAAGATGTTCGACTGAACCTGAGTACGGAGCTTATCGAGCTCCGGCTTCAACTTCGCGATGGCCAGGACGAACTTCTGAGCTTCGGGAGCGAGGCCCTTCAGGGACTCCTTCAGTTGCTTAGAGTCACCTTCGGAGACGGCCTTGAACGCATCGCCCAGGCCCTTCATCCCGAACTTCAGTGTCCCGACGACGCCGACTAGTGCCGTGAGACCCGCTACCGCGATACCCCCGGCGGCTACGCCTACTTGGAAGAGGGCCTGTCCCAGACCCCCTACGACCGTCCCTAGGCCCGCGATGGAGGTCGCCAGGGCTCCCGCCACCAGAGCGAGCTTCGAGAGCGTCAGCGTGGCGCTCAGGCCCGATGCGCCTGCGATTCCGAGGAACGCCCCGCCCCCCCGGCCGAGTGCGCCCAGAGCGGCACGAACTCGATCCAGGGCGGAGCGGTCTAGCTTCGTCTTGAGGTTGATGTCCTTGCCATCGAACTTCTGAACCAAGCGGTCTAGCTCTACGCGGACCTTCTCGGTATTGACCTCAGCCTTCACCTTGATGGTGAGGTCTGTATTGATGGCCTCGAGTCCGGCCTTCAACTCCTTGCGGAAGGCCGTGAGATCCGGCTTCACTCGGATAGAAGCAACACCGATGATCGCCATGGGTTAGCCCTTTTGATTGTCGAGTAGGCTCCGGGCCATGGCGCTTGCATCCCCCGTTCTCCGGGGCTCGCCGGGACCCTTGGCGGGTTTCGGCTTAGGGATCTTCTTCTTCGAAGCCACTTGGGCGGTCACCCAGGTGTTCTCATTCATGCGGTTGTAGAGACCCAAGAGGAGCTCTTCCTGAGTGGTCCACCCGTAGAACTCCATCGCCTTCGGTATATCGCCCTTCGCCTTCACCGATGCGCGGAAGGCGGACTCCGAAGGAAGCCACTGGATCATGTCCAGCAACTCCCCATGCGGAAGTTCGAGAAGAGCGACTACTAACCGTTGACCGTAGAACCTGGGGAAATCAGCCGTCAGTGGACTCTCGTGGGTCGCTAGGAGCTCCATCACCGCTTTCGCTTTTCGGCGAATCGTCGTCCTTCTCCTTCCCGCCCCAGTCTTCGAAGATCTTCATCAGAACTCCGAGGGGAAGACGATCCAGCTCAGCGGCGGTACGCGCCTTGTCAGTACTTACTCCCGCCAGGAGATTGACGATCTCCGAGCGAACGTCCGCCGGATCGACAGAAGCCTCATCCTCACGAGAGTCGTACGCTTCGAGAGTCTTGTACGACGTCCGGAGCTGACGAGTCTCGACGTCATTCAGGAGGGCGATTGGGCGGAGAATCGTAGTATCGCCATTGTCGAATTCCAGCTCCAGACCGGGGTTCTCCTTGCGGACCCGATCGTAGTAAGCGGAGAGCGCAACCATGGTATTCAACCTTTGCAGTCTAAGGTTAAGGGGTGCCCCGGATTAAAGGTTCCGGGGCCGACCTAAACCCCACCCACGAGGGACGGGGGCGGTGATCAGCTCAGACCCAAGAGGGTCGGGGAGATCCAGGTGAAGCGCAACGGCTTGCCGTTGGCGTCGTTGATCGTCGCCGAATCCAGGAACGAAGCGTGAAGCGGGACCTTCACCGCGTCCTCGATCGAAGCGGTATCCAGGTTGTCCCGACCCGTGATGGCGGTGTTCGGGGCGTAGAGGCCCACGCGCTTCGTACCGTCCTCCCAGACCACCAGAACAGCCTCAGCAGTGGAAGTACCATCGTTCACACCGGAGACCTGGAGAGCGGTGTTCGTGCCGACGTTCGAACCGTGGTACCGAGAGAGAGCCTCGCGGGTCCACTGAGTCAGATCGAAGTCGATACCGGAGACCACGGTGTCGACCACCGTGCGGATCGCCTTCTTCGTCATGGACCCCTTGGTGGTGACGTCGCCACCCTCGCGGGTGAAGGACACGTTACCGTCGCCGGTCTCGTCGCCCAGGTGACCGAGAATCTTCCACGCGCCTGCGGGAGTGTCCAGCGCGGTATCCGCCGGAGCGGCGGTATCCACGGGAGCCGTGTAGATGACGGTCCGACTCGGGATGAAGTAGCCAGCATCATTGAGCGCCATTGATTACGCCCACCCTTCTGAAGTACGGAGAACAAAATCGAACTGAGAGGCGGTTCTACCGACTCCGTAAGGGATGTTCAGGATGTCTTCCCTCTGAGGGGAAAGTCGATTGATCATCCGATGGATACCACCGTGAGTGAACTTCTTCCCCCACGCGGCCTTGAGATCCGATTGGATCTTCGAATGCCTCTTCCAGGATTCCCGATTATCAGCGGGGTTCTCCTTCGCGTACACCACGATCTTAATGGTGACCCGATAGAGTTCATCGGTATGGGGTGTCACACCCCCGACTTGCTCAAGGAAGATATATTCGTCGGAAGCTAGTGCCTGAGCTCCATCCAACCAATCGTAATGCACGCTGGCGTGCCCGGCTGCCTGGAGGATCTCCTTCAAGAGGAGGATAGGATCGATCGCCGTCATCCGCTCACCTCAGCTTCGAACTGAGTGACGCCGAGGACGTGGATACCCGGGACGAATTCCCCACCCCTGTGATTGTGGTGACCGAGCTCTACGGAGATCGCAGCCTCACCTTCGAGATTGACGAAGTGATCCACTAGGCCCTTCGTCTGTGTGATCCTGTGAGTACCCGTTTTCTTATGAGCTACCAGTCGTGCTCGAGCGGGGGTGGTCAGCTTCTCGAAAGCGATATCCCCCATTTGGGATTCCAGTTCGGGGAGGCGAGCCACGATCTTCTCCAGGCTCGCCCTGAACTTGATATCGTGCATCACCACCACCCGCAATCCCAAGCTCCGACATCCGCTTCCGTGACCGGGGGACACTGGGCGTTGGTCCTCACGGACTCCACCAGGGGCAAGCCGAGCGTCCTGCGATCCGAGCGGTAGAGCTCGATCTTCTGGTAAGTCGGGTTGTTCGGGAATCCGACCGATTCGGTCTGCGGGACTTCGGCACTCACTGAGTTTCCGATCCGAGAGACACGGATAGCGACCGAGCACTCAACGGAGACCACCGCATTCTTCCACGCGGGATTCGTCAACCGATCAGGAGCGACTCGCTGAATCTCTACCTCGATGTCGTCGAGAAGAGCGTTCACGCGGGAAGTCTCGAACGAAGTCAGTGGACGGCCAAGACGATCGGAGACGTCCGTAGCGGATGCAACAGCCACGAGGGGCCTCCTTAGTTGGCCGGGCCGAAGTTACAGAGAGACATACGGAGCGGAACATTGCTGTCCGCCAAGAGCAGGGAACTCGCTCCCGAGATATTCCGGAGAGCGAAGACGATCGTCACGTTTCCCGAGTCGATATCCCCAGCTTCCACCTTCCACTTCCAAGACCCGCCGGTGGCGGGAAGAGCCGTGTGGTAGAGAGCGGGGTTACCCTCTCCGGCGGGGGTACTCGTGTCCGTGGCCATGTACCGAGCGATGCCCGATCCGACCTTCACTGCGAGATCGAGGTAGATGTTCGAGTTCGCCTGGCGGAGAGCGTTCACGTTCAGCTCGAGGAGATCCCCGACTTGGGCGGCGAGGGCTACCGAGGGAGAACCGGTCAGTGGACCCCACACGTTGGTGCCCACATTGAGCTGGATATTCGCGTCCGACTTGACGAGCTTCACGAGAGTAGGCTTCGATGCCTTACTCGCTAGAGCGGATGTATCCGCTTTCCCCGCCAGAGCAGTGGCCGTAGCCGCGCTGATCGGTTTACTCGCGTCGGAAGTGTTATCCACACTGCCCAGACCGACATCAGCCTTGACCAGAGTAACAGCACCGATCTTACCCGCGACCGAAGTCACCGGTGCGGAGATCGAGCCGAGGTCCACATTTCCATCCGGTCCGGGTAGAATCCCGTTCACCGACTTCACGCGGACGATGTAATCTTCCGGAGGATCGAGAGAGATCAAATCGTTGATGTTCTGCGTGGAGGGGCTCGTTGGTACAGCAGCGAACCACTCGTTGCGAACTCCGTCGATCACTTCCGTGATCCGGTATACGATACCCGTGGGCTGTAGGTCAGCGTCCTGCGTGCTGGCCACGAGCGCGGAGAGATGTCCGGCCACGAGGGTGAACGAAACGGGGCTAGTCAAGACCAGAGTACTGGGCGCCACTTCCCCGAGAGAAACGAGTTCGAACTGAACGTACCCCGAGGGGACTGTTCCGTCTGGCCGGGTGTAATCCCGAACCAGGGTGACCGCTGTCAGACTTCCCGGGAGGGGCATCCTCTCACCATCCTACGGACCCGGTTGGTGAACCGGGATAGCTCTCGCTGGCTCTGAGCTTCGAGCTCCCGGCCTCGGAGGGCCGCTAGGGAGGAGCGCTCCCGGTAGTGGTTTTCGTCCGTCAGGAGAAGCCTCAGGGCCTTCTCGTAGCCCGTGACATCTTCTCGGGGAATGAAGAGCCCCGCGTAGTCGAGGCACTCGACGAGACCCGGAGTCGGATTGGCGATGACCGGGATGCCATTCAGGCATGCCTCCGCAGCAACCATTCCGTACGACTCGTACCCGGAGGGCATGAGGAGTACTCGAGTCCTACCCCAGACCTCGCGCATATCCTGAGTCACGGGGTGCACCGTGATGTTGTTGTAGCTCTCCTGGATCAGTTGCTCACCGTGGGTCCCTGTCACTCCGAGGAATGGCACGTCCTTCATTAGGCAAGCGAGATCCGAGAACAGGTGCACGCCTTTGTTCTTCTGGAGATTCACGAGGGTGACCGAGTCACCCGTCTGGGGAACTTCGTGACGATATCGTTCCAGTGGGGGATGTACGACAACCCCCTTACCTCTAATCGACTTCTTCACCCACTGAGTGTTGAAGACTTCGATGTCCGCGCCCGCGTCTTTGATATCCTGGATGTCGTATCGGTCATTGTGGTACACCGAAATCACCCAGGCGTGAGGGAACTCTTCGTAGTACGAGGGTAGGACACGGGCGGCGGGGCCGTGGTGGAATATGAGGACATCCGGGTCGAAAGGGCGAGCCAAGGTCATGCCTCGGTGAACTGGCGTCCCCTCGTATTCGTAGAACGCTTCCGTAGTGGAATCCGCTTCACCCGCTCCGAAGGAGAGAACTTCCACCTCGAACTCGTCCTTCGGGAGAGCATCTAGAAGGTGTTGCATCATTCGTTCCGACCCGGCGGCGAGATGCGGGAACCAGCCATGCACGATGGCTAGAACGCGCACTCGCCTACCGGGGGGAACGGGACGTGGATCTCTGGGAGGATTACCCCCCACCAGCTTGGACCCCTGAAAGAGGAACCGACGCGCAACCTCCGGGGGAATACCCCCGAGTTGAGTTCCGGATTCGGTGATCAGGTTCATCTGTTCCTCAATCAGTGAGTAGGTCAGCTAGCGGCAGAGGTGGTACCGGCCAGAATCCGGACGAACGCGTTGGCATCCGCCAGGCCGACGCCGATCAGGCACTCGGCACGAACGAGAACGAGGTTCTCCTGAACGGCGGAGTGCGTGGTGCCATCACCGTCGACGTAGGTACCCTCAGTGGAGACGAGGTACTCGATCGGAGTGATCTGACCCCACAGGAGACGGCTCCAGTCACCCATGTAACCGATGGTCTTCGTCGAGCCGGTACCCACCGCGATCTGCGGGACGTACGCGGCCGGGCGGCCCATCAGGCGACCCTGACGCACGGTCTCCGAGGTGTCCGGGCCGACCGGAGAGTCCACCCACAGGGGACGGCCCTGGAGGTCGACGGCGCCGTTGAAGACGGGCTCCGCCAAGTCATCCAAGACGGTACCGGTCAACCGGCGACCCTGAGAAACCAGGATCCGGAGACCCTCGTTCAGATCGGCGAAGAGCCCGCCGTTCGCGACGGTCTTCGTACCCAGACTCACGGTCTGGGTGACCTGCGAGAGGTTGTCCTGCCCACCGACACCCGCGCCCGTAGTGGCGAGAGTATCGAAGTCCCGGGCGAAAGCCTCTGGGATCCGAGCACGGATCCGCTCCACCGCGCGCTGGGGATTGGCGTCGACGAGGCGCTTCGGCAGCGGCACGACCACGGCCCACTCCCGGACAACCATGTTGTCCTTCGTGGTGGTCGGATTCGCGATGGGCTTCTTACCACCCTCAGCGCCGACGAAGCCGCCCTGGATGTCGTTGACGTTCAGCCACCGGCCGCCCGCGTAGCCGAAGTCGACGCGCTGCGCGAACTGCTGAATGAAGCTGAACTTCCGGGAATTGCTGAGATCGACCTCGATGTCCGTCTGGTCGATGTAGAAGTCACTGGTATCGACCAGTGCCGGATCGGGAGTAGCCATTATGGCCCTTCCTGTAAGAGCGCAGATGCGCGGGAATTACTCGGGCATCCAGCCCTTACGGGAGATCGAACCCCGCCTTGCGGAAAGCTTCCGCGAGAGGGGAACTCTTCGGCTCACCGGGATTATTCCCGGCGGCGTCATCCTTGGGAACACCCGGAGGCTTCTTGGTGCCGAACTTCTCCGCGAGCTCGGAAGCGTCCTTCTCCCAGTCCTCGGGCTTCTCGCCCTGGATACGATCGTAGTGCTCGAAGATACCCGCCTTACCGGCGGCCTTCATTCGGCCGTTCTCCAGGTTCAGCTTCGAGTTATCCGCTAGGGTCTTCTCGTGATCCTCGCGGAGACGGTCGAAGTCCTCGAACTTCTTGTTCGCCTCGCGGACGGCTTCGTCCCTCTCAGCGATCTTGTCTCGGAAATCGTTCCGCTCGGTGCGGTACTTCGCGGATTCCCGACGAAGCTCTCGGATGTACTCCTGGGCGTTGGCCGGGAGCTCGCTCAAATCGAAGTCACTCATGGTGCCCCTTCAAGGGAATTTATGATGTCTCGGTACCTCGTGACTTGTTCGTCACGAATCCGTGTTCCCGATTCAGTGGAAGTCTTCAAGCTTTCGAGCTTGGTAAGGGCGGATTTCACTTCCCGGACTCGGATAGATTGCTCTGACGCGACGTTGTTCTTCACGTTAGTCCGAACCTTGCCAGGCCCGGTCTCCCCTTGCTCAGCCTTCAGAGCCTTGAGGATGTTCTCCGGAGTCCGCTTCTCCTCGCCTAAGGACTTCACCGCACGCTTATACGCCTCCATCGCGATATCGGTTGATCGCTTATGCGGGTAATCCGTTTGCCCCTTTTGGACCCAGATCAAGAGACACTGATCCCCACCGTGTAACGTCCGGGATCCCGATTCCATCGAGACGTAAACCGGACCTCGGGAGTTCAGCAACGTGCAGAACGGGCAGGAGGGGGGCTCCGGGTCAACCCTGGCGACCTTCCAGATCCGGGGATCCTTCTTCGCCACATCAGCGCGTTGCCCCCATTCGGCATCTCGCGCCCAGTAGTCCGCGCTCATCGCGATCTGTTCGACCGCTCCGGCGGAGAGTGTTTCGAAGTCGTTCGTATGACGTTCGAGAGACCCTCGCCAGAGTTCATCGGTGAACCTATTGAGTTCCAGTGGGGGGATCAGGTCAGTGTCCCCGACGAACTCCCGATAATCTCGGTAGCTGATATCCCGAGCGAGAGTTCGTGAGGAGTCCACGATGGGCTTCGTCTGACGGAAGATTTGATCTAGGAGACCGGGAGTCACTCGAGACCCCATAGATGAACGAGTGGCTCGAATGATCAAGCGGACCATGTTTCCGTAGAGACTGTTCCTGGCACGCTCGTATGCCTTCGAATTCATGCCGCTGCCTGAGTCGGAGCGTTGTTACCCGGCGGAGCATCCACCAGCAGTTGCTGAATGCGGGCCTTCTCCAGACGATCTCGGGCGAGATCGATAACTTCCGACTCGTCACCGAGAAGCTCCCGAATCTCTTCCCACGAGTACAACGGCTGACCACCAACGGTAACGGTAGCAAGTTTCAGAACGGCGTCCGCGCGGGCGGCGAGATTCGGCAGACTGGGGTCCATCCACTTTATGGTGACCGTCTGCTGACCGAACTCGGTAGTGCTCAGGATGTATTCGAAGAGGTTCACCCAGGCCGGTTCGAATCCCCGGGTCAACTGCTCCGCACGGCGGATCAACCGAGCATCATCCTGGCGGATGGCGTCACCCGAAGCGGGGTTCGCATCGCTCGCAACTCCGAACACCGACTGAGGTACGCCCATAATCGCAGCAGCCTGTCGAGTGATGGAGTTCAATGCGCCGGTGAAATTCTGCAACTGGGCGGCTGCGAACTCCCCGAGCTTCGCCGTGGGGTCGGCGATCGCCAGGAGACGCGACATGTAGAGCTCGTCGGGCGTGGATTTGATCGGCTGACCGTTCCCATCCAGCTGGGGCGTGCCATCGGGATTCGTCTTCACGAAGTCCGAGGCGTTCATCCCGAAGAGCACACGCTGAGGAACGGCGATCGTCGCGCTCGCAACGGCCATGTCGGTGGACACGCGGCATGCGGAGTCCTGGAGAGTGAAGATGTCCTTCCCCTCCGGCCGCCCCCAGGGGTTGTCCACCTCATCGCGACACATCAGTGGGAATACCGCGATACGTCCGTTCGCTGTGGGGACGCTCTTCGTCTTGACGAAGCCGTTCGGCTGACGCTCGTAGTAGATCGTCTCGGTCGCTGTGTAGTACGCTCGGAGCTCGCGATTCCGACCGTAGACCCGAAGGGCTTCAGTAATCTGCCCCGTGTACGGGTCCTTCGAGTGGACCATGTCCCGACCGGGGACTACCTGACATCCCGGGTCCCCCTCGGGGTCATCGGTGCCCGTGGGGACGAGGTACGCCCGGCCGTACTCCATCGCGGTGAGGTGCGCCATTTCGACGAACGACTTCCCGCCCCACTTCTTCCACACCTTCTTGAGGTAAGCGGTAGCTTCGGGGGACTCCCCGCGCGGAGAGTCCATCTCGATGCGTTCGTTCAGTACCTGGCAGGCCAAACGGACGAAAGGAACGGAAACGAAGTACGGACGACGGAACTCCGGGGGAGCTACTACGGAGGTGTTCCTCCGGGTCTGCTTGGCTCGGAAGTAATTCCTGTATTCCCGAGACTTACCCTCGTTGACACCCATCCACTGTTGTAGCTCTTCGAAGCTCACGGTTCCCTCACCAACTCATTGCGACTCCGCCCCGGGGGCGTTCCTTGATGTTCGCGGCATCGAGCCGTTGAGCGGCCAAGTAGGCCATGAGGCACGCGGCAACGATGTCCACGCGCTTCGAAGAGTTCGGAGTCTCTTTACGGAAATTGATCCCCTGGCGAGTTTCCGCGCGTTTCGCATTGAGCCAATGCTGGCGCATCCTCCAGGAGTTCGGGAGGAATAGGATCTTCCCGGACTCGATCTGTCCCACCATCGATTCACACCCCAACACGAGCTCCTGACGACCAGCGCGGTTGTCTCGGATGAGGGGTCCCGTGGTGGATACTGAGACCTTCATTTTCGGACCGTAGTCCTTGTTCCACGCGTACACCCAAGACTCGAACGGGTGGACGTCACACGCGGACGCCCATACGTCGTACTTCTCCATGGCCATGCGGAACTGTTCGTCTACGTGCGCTTCGTCTACTCGCCAATCCCGGGCCTGAACAGGGTCCCGGGGGGGTTCCTGGTAATGGAGGAGATGGAACGACCGATCCGACAGGCGGAACGCGACCAGCGCGGTACCGTCGCCGGATAGCGAGCCGTCGAACCCCGTTGTGATACGTTCTCCAGGTTGGAGTGGGGTGGCCGACTTCTGACGGTCGTACATCTGGGCGGAGATGAGAGAGTCCTCTTCCGAGGTTACCTGGTTGAGGTGCTCGCGGCGGAATACCGATACCTGAGTCTTCGGTTTCCTCGCTGTACGCACCAATCGATCAACGGACAACCAAGTCGCGTCCCCCGCTGCCTGGCTAATCGCCTCGCGAAGTTCTTCTTCGATGTTGAGACGTAGATTAGGATTGGCTTCGAGGCAATCGAAGAGGATGTGGGAGTAACCCCATTCGGCCATTTGTTCCGACCAGTCGAATGTGGTTTGTTCAGCGATCGAATCCTCACCGGGGACGAACGCGTTAGAGAGGTCCAGTCGCCTAGCCCTACCACCGGGGTTCTTGTCTAGGTTACCGTTCACTCGCTTGAGCGATTCGTGACCGCCGTTGGATTCGATCAGTTCGGACGTCTCGTCGATGGCGACGAACGTGGGCCGAGCGCCGCGCAACGTACGGGGGTTGTTCGGGATCACCTCGAGTTTACCCGAGTTAGCCCCGTGTTTGATGATCGCGACTCGCCCGATTTCCAGACCGTACTTCGCTACGGCTTCCTCGGAGAAGGACTTGTCGACAATATCGAAAATCGCGCGGGTCTGAGTGAGCGACGTGGCCATGATCTGGACCCACGGCACTGGTTCGGGTACCGCTATTGGGTACCCCTCGTCATCCCAACCAGCGAAGCGGCACGGACCGCAAAGCTCGATAGCAGCGATGACTGCGGCGAGGGGGCTCTTAGCGGTACCCCGAGCTCGTCTCAGGTACCCTTGGGAGTAGACCCAATCGCCTTCATCATCAATCTCGTACCACGAGTTGATGAAGTGTTCGTGTTCCGGAAGAGGGACCCACGGTTCGCCGGTTACGGCGTGTACGAGGTTCTCCATCGCCCAGATGATCGCCTGGTCTCCCAATGTGTGCTTCGGTCCCGGTTCATCGGGACGCGTGCGAATCGGGTTCCACTCGGGGTTGATCAACTGGGCCTCCAGGGCTTAGCCTGCGTTCCGCCTACTGCGGAACTCGGCAACGTTCTGCCGAACCTGGGGATCTCCGGATTCGGTGTTCGACCCCTTTCGGGTCAGCTCGATACGCGCCCGGCGGCGGTCGGACTCGTTGAACAGTGCGTTCCGCATCATCGACTCCGCTGCCGCGATTGACATCGCCTTGCCGCTCTTGACGGCGTGGTGAACCGCATCGCAGGCCACCCAGGCGAAGCCGTAGTCCGTCTCCGTCCAGTACTTCCGGAGGGGTGACTGGAGCACCCCGTCCCACAGGTACTTCGCGATCTCACACCAATCCGGATCGGGATTGGGAACTCGGAGCTCTCCTGAGAACTCGATCTTGTCGATGTCCGGTAGGAGATCGTTCGCCACCTTCTTGTGGCCCATTCGCTCTTCGGAGCGCTTCGTCGGATACACCATGGGTTCAGCCCTCCATTCGGAATGGATGTGGTTCGGCGGGTAGACGGCCGGATGCCTTCAACCTCTCGTAGCCCCGGCGAGACTCCTCGCGGGATTTCGCGATGTGGCACGGGGAGCAAATCGAACGACCGTTCTCATCGGGGTCGTTCGAGCCCCCCTCAGCCAGTGGGACCACGTGATCGGCCTCTGTTGCCCCCTGACGGCCGCATACGTGGCACGTACCCCCGTCCTTGGCGTGGATGTACCGGCGCTAAGCGGGAGTCCACTCCTGGCGATCCCAGGACCGTTTACGGCCCC